CCACCAACAGTTCTATGCTCTAATCCCATCGCTGAGATTGGACGATCCGAGTAAAGTAATTCCGCAATTCTTAAAGCTGAAATCCCATTAGCAGCTTGATCTTCAATGAATTGTTCTTGCTCTGGAGTTAGAGGAAGTTCGCCAACTTTTTCGTACTTAGAAGTTTTATATTGTATTTTATTAGACGCAAGCAAAGATCTGATCGCAATTCCTTGTTTGGTTCTACCGTCAAGATTTTCATCGTTGAAGAATTTGCGCGTGATAGTATTTAAATCTGGAAATTCTTTCGCAATTTCGATAATTTTTTCGCGATCTTCTTGGCTAAAACTAATTTTATTATTTGCCACCTAATATGTCCTCGTTTTCAAGAATTTTAGTTGCTACCTGCTTAAATAGTTTTTTCAAATTTTTAATTTGTTTGTAACCAGCCTTCTTACCCTTTTCGTTTGTTTTGTATCCCATCTCCATCGCGACCTTTTCTTCGTCCGCACCATCGATGTAAAGTCTCGAATAAACTTTATACTGTTTTGTAGCTAAGCGGTGCTTCATTTCTTCATGAAGCCTTTGGGCGCTTGACAGGATATCGAAGTTCGAATCTCTCATCGCATGCACAGAATCCGAGTGATTTTCTATAGAAACGCAAAGCTTCACATCGTATGCAGACTTTTTTGTATTTTCCCATTTTTTATACAATGGGCATTCGCTACACTGCCTTCGGCTTGGTGTTATGGAGCAAGCTGGAGGCTCATTACCCATATTAAATTTACAGCTTAAACATGGGCGAACATAATTAGAATAATTATTTCTAAGAAGATTCTTAATTTGATTAACTGTTATACGCGCTATCCAAGGCTCAAGCGGACGATCTTGTTTCCACAATTTCCATTTTTTAGAAATATGGAATCTAATTATTTGTGCAACATCCTGATAATCCATCCAAGCAATAGCTTTAAGCTGCCAGATATATCTGTGCTTTTCTATTATCTTGTCTATAATGTCCTGCTTATCTTCGTATTTAATTTTGTCCAGCTTTGGAGCTTCCATATTTGGTGGGAGATAAGCCATCTATCCCACCAAGTCTTTTTGGAGCAAATTTTCTTGTTCCAGCTTGAGGGTTGCGCGATAAATCTTCCAAATTAAAAGCTCTAAAGCCCCCGTCCATTTCGATTTCTACATCGATTTTACTGATATTCGGCAACTCATCTATGTTCGTATTGTCTTCCGACTCATCTTCGATATCATCAGAACTTACAGTTCTACTTGGCTTTTTTTGCAACTGACTTGAGACTTTTCCATTCATAGAGCCTCCGCATTTTGAGCAAAAATTTGGGGCAAATCCAGCATACTCATGCTTCCCTCCACAATTTGTACAGAAAATACTTTGCATATTATTGTTTTTTAATTTGTTAAATTAATCGCTGAGATTTTCCAGCTTTACTAGTATTGTACCTATATCTCTTTAAATTTCAACCATCTTGTTGGTCTTTACTAGTTTGCCTTCTTTAATAAAACATTTTATTTTTCCGTTTTCGCTCCATTAATACTTTTAATTTTCTTTACAATGAACTTGAGGATTTCACTTCTTTTGATATCTTCTTCCGAAAATTCAAAAGAGAATACTCCGTGCCGCGCGGAATCTTCGTCTGAAAATAAATTGTAAAAGTCGATAAATCCATTTTTACCTTTGATGTCTGACTGCATAAAGTCTCCGCATAGAAAAATCTTACTCCCTTCTCCGATTCTGGTAAGAAGGGTTGTGATTTCCTTGAACGTAAAATTTTGCACTTCATCTGCGATTACGATTTTATCTGTTAAAGTACTGCCTCTCAGGAAGTTGACCGGAGTTGCAGATACTCTACCGTCGTCTTTTAAACGATGAGCATCAGTAGGTTCTATTATCTCTTGGATTTTATCTTCAAGAGGGAGCAGATATGGTTGAAACTTTTCGCCAACTGTTCCTGGCAGCGAGCCAAGAGATTTTTCGCCACTCTCTGCGATTGTTCTAATATATATGATATCTTTTTCATTGTAGTTGATGAGGTTAAGTGCCGCGTAAACAGCCATGAAAGTTTTTGAAGTTCCCGCTGGTCCAGCGATAAAAACTATTTTTGTTTCGTCTCCTAAAAGAATTTTTAATAATTGTTGTTGCCTGTCAGTAAATTTGAACTTTCGTTCCTTAAATTTGATTTCCGTTTTCATTTGCGGAATCATTAGCTCCATAGATGCTGACTTTGTTTTTTTTGGCTTTTTTACCATAAAGTTATACCATCTCTTCGATTATCTGTAATGCTCCTTTTGCTACACCATTACTATCAATCGAAATTGCCTGAGAGTTTAAAACTCCAGACATGTAAAATGAATTTCCATCTGGCATTGTTATTGAGCCAGAAACCGTTGTGTTTGGCTGGTAATCAGAAAGCCAATCGATATTCGATACGCCATTTATTTGCAATGACTTTGTTATTTTGCTAACACTTACTTTTGTTGGGTAAGCGCTTCCTATTTCAAAATTAGACGCTCTATCAATTTCGATACTGAAATTCAAATTTTCATATTCATTAATTTGTTGAGTAAAATTAATTCCAGATAAATTAATCGTCATGCCTCTTAGTGGAGAAACTATTCCCGTTTCAACGCTTTGGCCATCGTATACATATATACCGCTACCTGTTGCAAGGCCATAAGAGTCGAACTGCATTTCCAAAAACATGGGCTTCCAAGGCTCAAGGGAAAAGCTCATGCTTTTCAAGAAACATTTCTCAAATCTATACGAAGGGACATGGATAAAAGATCCGCTAGTAAAATCTCCAGTCAGCGCAAGAAATCCAGTGAATTGATTAACTCCTGCACCAGTAACAGGCAGCACTGTTGTAGATATCGATGCGCTTTTAGGGCCAGTTTGAATATAATAATCCAACTCTTGTCCAATTCTTTTTAATCTTTTTAATTGAGTTGCATTGCTCGCATTAAAATTAGAAGCGTACAGCACATTGCAAACACCTGTATTTGTAGTTTGTTCATCCCCATTTGATAAAAATGCACGAACAGTACTGTATGAAACGTAAGACATTAGAGCTTATTTTAATTTTTTTTAGATATTTTCAAATCATCTTCTTCAATTTTGGACAATCTCTTTAACAATTTTACGCTTTCAAGCTTACAGTTAGGCATGCTAATGCGATGACCTCCGGTTACTATTCCGCTAGTATCGACTTCGTATAAAAATAAAGTTGTTGACATCCATCCCATTCTAACTATCCTTGCTGGAGTTTTTACTCCATCCCAAAACACCAAGACATCGTCTTCTTTGAAACCTGAAGTCATTCTGAAAACTAAACTTTTAACAATATTAATTATAAATTCTTTAAAAAGCAAAGAAATAACCCCAGCAATGATGAGAGCCGAGTTCCCAGAAATAAATCCGTTTAATTCTTTTTCCATCGTAGTAATTTACACTTTTTTGTCTCAAAGCTATTGACAAATCAAATTATAAGAATAAGATATCTCTTATGACCAAAATAGTAGTAATATCTGACACGCATGGCCAACATCTCGGAATGCAAATTCCAGATGGTGATATTTTAATTCACTGCGGAGACTTCTGTTCGCATGGCCGATACATTGACGCATTAAGATTCGTTAATTGGTTTGGCACGCACCCACACAAACATAAAATTTTTATTGCTGGAAATCACGATCTTTACTTTGAGCAAGCCAATCCGTCAGACATAGATTCTTTTTTAAGAATGATGCCTGCTGGCGTGCATTACCTCCAAGATTCTGGCATCGAGTTGGAGGGCTTGAAGTTTTGGGGTAGCCCCGTGCAGCCAACTTTTTTTAATTGGGCTTTTAATCGTGATCGCGGCGAGAAAATCAAGAAGCATTGGGATCTTATTCCGCAAGGAACTGATGTTTTGATCACTCATGGTCCTCCCTATAAAATTTGCGACACTGCTCCAGCTGGAAATGGCCTTTATAAAAGTGTTGGCTGCGCTGACTTATTTAACGCAACTTTAAAAATACAACCGAAACTTCATTTATTTGGGCATATACATTTTTCGGGCGGAACTAGCCATGTTACGCCAAAAACAATTTTCGCGAACGCTTCTATCTGCGACGAAGCGTATCTGGTAAATAATAAACCTTTAGTAATTAACGTTGACAGCAACAAACAATTCTCCATAGTAACCGTAACATGAAATCTAAAAATAAATTAAAATTAAACCGCGAAATTTGGATGGAAGACCTTGATGCTATTCATTATACAGTATTCCAAGAATTGGTGAAGCGCAACATTTGGTTTGATTCGGTCACTGCCGATAACAAATTCAGCAAAGAATTACAAGAGTTTCTCGAAAAATCCTTTGATTATCCTGACTATCAGAATTATAATTAATATATGAACGGCAAAGGATCAAAGCCAAGACCATTTTCTGTTTCGCAAGAGCAGTTTGAAAAAAATTGGGACCAAATCTTCGCTAAGAAAGCTATTGTTCCAGTAAAAACTCTTGACAATGGCGACCAATTCATTGATCTTCCTGAAGCTTTAATGGACCGTTTGGGTTGGGAGGTTGGAGACGAAATACTCTGGACCGAGCAACCTGATGGGACAATTAAATTAACCAAAAAATAATATGGGCATGTTCGACACTATTTCTGTTTCAGGCAGTCTTCCTTTTTCCGAGGAAATGATTAGCCTTGGCCTCGATAAAAATAATCTATCATTTCAAACTAAAGACTTGGATTGCGTTTTGGATTGCTATGTTATCCAAAATGGTGAACTTTTTGTTCAAAAATATAAAACCTCAAAATGGATTGAGGGCGACAAAAATGGCAAAAGTTTTATGGATAAGATCGGCCACATGGAAAGAGATGGCCCGTTTTTACAGAAACTCTATTTTCATGGCGAGATTTTTTTCTATGAATACTTCTACGATATTCAAGACAAATGGGATTGCTGGGTAGAATTCAAAGCAGTATTTACTGATAGTAAACTTCAAACAATTGAATTGTTTAAATTTGAAAAAACTGACAATGCGGAAAGAAAAGCTCGCAATCTGCAATTTATGGAAAGAATAAAGAAAGAAAATGCTAGATGGATTAATAAATATTTCTTTCACACTAGCGCTTTCTGTTGGTTTAGAAGAAAAATTTATCACAAGATCGCAGATGGAATTGTATCACTCGGTCAAAAAATGAGATCATATTGAAATGAAATACGTCGGTCAAATCTGCGTTTGGGTAGCTTCTAATAGAGAATATTTTTGGACATAATATGAATATATTAGGAATAACATTTGGAAGTCATAGCTGCGGATTATCTTTAATTAAAGATGGTCAGGTTATTTTTGCCGTCGAAGAAGAAAGATTTGTCAGGGTAAAGACTTTTAAAGATTTTGAAAGAGACTTTATAAGATATCCTGCTTCATGCGTAAATTGGGCCAAGAAAAATTTTCCAAAAGAAATGGAAGATATCCATGTCGTTACTAGTTTTTTCCCCAAACAACAAATTGATATATGCTTGGATGCTTGTCGCTTGACCGATTTAAAAGAAAAAACTTATATCAAAACGAGTCATCACGAATCTCATTGCAATCTTGCTTATTATTTAAGTAATTTTCAAGAAGACTCTCTCGTTATATCAATTGATGCCAGTGGTACACATCACAGTGCAAAATTTTATCTTGGACAAAATGGAGATTTAAAATATATAGATGGTATAGATATAAACCACAAATCGCTTGGTCATTACTATTCGATGTTGACTGAATTTTTGGGCTGGAGAAGATTGAAAGATGAAGGCAAAGTGGTTGGCATGTCTTCTCACGGTAGATTTGACAAAAAATATTTTGAAGCTTTTGATAAATCCATAACAATCAATGGCCTAAAAACTGATGAAGACAAAGAATGCGATACTATTTTGGGTGGGGTTTATAAAGATTTTTATAATAATTTTTTTAAGACCAATGGGAGCGTTTTCTGTTTTCATAGAAAAGCAGATCTTGCATTCAACGGTCAACTTGTTTTCGAAAACAAGATTCTCCAACTAATAGGTAACCTCCATAATTTATATCCAAATGTAAAAAATCTTGCACTGGCTGGTGGAGTTTTTGCCAATGTGAAACTAAATAAAAGAATCAATGATTTAGATTGGGTGAAGGAAGTTTTTGTCGCTCCTCCTATGGGCGATGAAGGTTTGCCTCTAGGTTGCTGCTTGACAGCTTACAAACAGTTTAACCCAGACTTTAAACCTTTTAAAATAAATGATATGTTTTTGGGCGCAAGTTTTTCCGACAAAGACACCGAAGAATTATTTTGGGACAAATCAAAATTTGACAGAGAGCCTTATAGTGACGACAAAGTTGCCGAAGAGCTTGCGAATGGTAAAATTGTTGGTCTTGTTTGGGGGAGGTTCGAGCATGGGCCAAGAGCATTGTGTAACAGGAGTATTATAGCTAATCCCGGTATTCCCGGAACCTATGACAAAATAAATAAAAAATTACAACGCAATGATTTCATGCCATTTGCTCCAGTTGTGATCGACATCTTTGCTGACGAGGTTTTTGATGTTAAAAAATCACGGTACGCTGCGGAATTCATGACAATGCTTTACGATACGAGAAAGAATTGGATTTGCAAAATACCAGCAGTTGTTCATCCAATTGACCATACCGCGAGAATTCAAATTGTTACGCCGCAAAGCAATCCAAGATTTTACAGTCTAATAACTAAATTCGACAATAAAACATCTATTCCAGTCCTATTGAATACTTCTTTTAATATCCATGAAGAGCCTATTATCTCTTCTCCCAAAGAAGGGTTCGTTCATCTTGGCAATGATATTGTTGATTTGTTAGTCGTGGATAACTTTGTATATACAAAAAAAAGCGAGCGATTGTCATATTAAATGAAACCATATATATTCGTTGACTTGGATGAAACGTTGATTCACTCTTACGATATTCATGAAATTCCAAGCGTAGATGCTGTGAATGTTGATGTTCACGGCCAGTTTTTTAAAACACGCCTTAGACCGGGCGCAAAAGACTTTCTCGCGCAACTGCGCGAGATTGGAGAAGTTCGCATGTTAACTGTTGCTACTCGTGATTATGCGTTGAAAATGAATGAAACTTTCGGGTTAGGTTTTTTGGCTGGGGATATTTGGAGCCGCGAACATCTTCAAGGAGGCTACACTATTGATTTGGAGCCAGCGGATAATGTTTACTTGTTTGATAATTTGCAGCTTAAGCAAAATCGTTTAAAGGTTAATCTGTTGCGGGGCGCAGCTAAGAATAAAACCCCATCTTACATTCAAGTAAAAGAGTATATTGGCACTGATCACTTTCCACTTGACGAAGAAGAGATCGCGCGTTTAATTAAAAAATTATATGAATCAGATGGAATTACTAAACATGCTTCCAAAGGGGCATTGGACGACTCACAAAGGTCAACTGGTCACAGTACAAGAACTACTAGCAATCCTAAATGAAGAAAATATTAATCATGGGTCTTCCGGGCGCGGGGAAAACAACCCTGTCAAAGGAACTGGCGAAGCTTCTAAACGCGGTCCACTTCAACGCAGACGAAATAAGAAAAGAAATAAATAAAAATCTTGGCTTTTCTCCAGAAGATCGCATAGAACACGCTAAACGAATGGGTGTTTTGTGTGACATTGTGACTCGTTCTGGTCAATATGCGATTGCTGATTTTGTTTGCCCTACGCCAGAAGCTAGAGAAGCTTTTGGGTTAGAAGATACATTTGTTGTATTTGTTAATCGAAAACCAAATAGAGATTTCCCCGATACAACCAAGATGTTTGTAGCTCCAAATAAAACTAATATTATTGTTACTGATGATGGCTCTCCGCTTTACTGGGCAACTAAAATAACAGCAGAGATTTTAAAATAAAAAAAAACAAATGAAATTCGATACAAAAACCGAACGCTTTCAATTCGTTTTAATGGTTTTAGCTATTATTGCGGACATTGCTCTTATAATTAATATTATTCACCATTGGTGAGATAAGGTCTCCCCGGTTTCCCGGTTCGTGGAGCAGAAAAAGATTGGGTATTTTTACCCATTTTCTATAAATAGGGAGGGGGGTGTAAACCTTCCTGTGAAAAATAAGAACAATATAGAACCAGATTGGTTAATAGTTGTTTCATTATTGTTCATTACGTTAATCGCTCTTTTGCTTTCTAAGAGGTAACGCCTCATAGACTGAGCATTAAAGGGCTATTTTGTTCAATATATGATGCTTTAATAGGCATTAGGAGATAGAGAATATAGATTAGAAGGTTTAAAACTGTAGTAGAGCGAACTAAATACCACCCCCCCCGCGCCCCCGCAGGAAACGCGCGTCGCGTTTTTTAAAAATGGGGGAGGGTGTCGCCACCCTCTCGCGCTATCCCTTGCGAGGATCACACCCGAAGCGGTTGCGAAATTCCACGTAAGCGTCACCCCAAAAATCTTCGTCATAACCTGTCAGCCATTGCGCCGCCTTGCGCGCGCGCTTTGCGTCACCGTTGAAATCTTCGAGGCGAATCGCGAACACGTTAGCGGCAACTTGTTGAGCAAATTGCGTATCGGTCGAATCGGCGGAAAGGCCAGCGATTGCGAGATCCCAAAACTTAAGAGCATTTTTGTTTTCCATGAGAGAAAGATAGCGCGCTGACCCTTAATTGCAAGCGGAATCTCATTTTTTTCTCTGCCCTTTCGCAAGTAGCATAACCACAAAGAGAAAGAAAAGAACAAGGGGAAAAATCTCCGAGTTCATGCGTCAGCTTGTGGAAGAGTTGCCACGTTCTGAATCACGAAGCCACTAGTGTCTTTTTTCGCGTCTCCTTTTGCTTTCAAGCCAACGACAACGTTTTTGTTGTCAAGGAAGCGTAAATCTGATTCGTCGCCGTTAACAACTTTAAACCCTTGCCAAGTAGAAGGAAGAACGCCAGCGAATACCGCCGCAACGTTACCACCCGCACGCAACACGTCGAGAGCTTGCGCCTCGTTCGCTTCGCTGCGTGAAAAGGTCAAGTGATAGTTCGAAGGCATCGCGCCCTTGGCAAATTGCAACGCACGAATCGGCGACTTGCTGTAGTCGTAGAACTGAACAGAGGGAAAGGCAGCGAACACGCCGAGACGTTCCCATGCGATATCACTTGTGCCGTTCAAGCGCACGCAAGCGCGCATCCCCTGCTTTTCACAGTAGGCGATAAACGCACGAATGTCAGCGAACAATAACGCTTTGAACGTTGCAACGTCGTCGAAAAAGAGTTGCGTGCGCCGAATACGCGCTTGCTTAACGTTCGACATCTTGCCTCGCCCCGCTGTGAAAAGACACGAGAGCGTGCAGCCTACGGAACGATGCGCGCACACTTCGCCACGCCCCCCTTGCTTAGCAGGCGCAAGGTAAAGAATAGCGGTGAGCCATCCGAACGCTTCGCCCTTGCTTGTCTTAGCGTCTGCGCCAACTGAAAGAAGATTGAGTTTCATCCCTTTAACATAGCACACTATCACAAAAATAAAAGAATAAAAAATCACTTCCTGCGAATAAAAAAGCTTGACACGGTTTCTCTACGAATAAAAAAACAGCGGGAAGGTTAACAGCGCATGGCGAGGTGTCAAGAAAAAAAAATAGAAAAAAAATAAATAATAGCTTGACACGGCGAGGCGGCCGGGCCGGGCCCGGTGGGTGCTGTCAAGACGAATCGCAAAGAAAAGTTGCGTGCCAACCACAAAAAAAAATGCACTTGGCACGAGAATTGTGCGCAAAAATAAATAAAAAAAACGAAAATAAAAGTTGACCGCACGAGAATTTCTGTCATCTTCTGTTACATGGAAAACAAAAACACTAACAACAACAACAACACGAACTCCTCAGTTCGCCAAACGATCAAATGGAATAAGTTCCTCAAGCGTTGGGAACACGCGAACGTTGTTCGCAAAGAAAGCACCAGCTACGCAACTCGCGCAGATGGTCGCTCTTTCGGAGTGCGTTGGAACGGCAACGAAAACTATTCTGACATTAATTAAAAATAATCCTTGCAACTCTAAGAAAAACTGTCATTCTCTCTCTTATGAATAAAGAACAAATCATTAACCACTACTTCACCAGTCGCACTTTTAACTCGATCATGAACTCTACGGTTACGTCCATTAACTTGCGTAACGAGATGCCCGAAATGTCTTACGCGCAAGCGGAAAAGACTGCGGCCTTTTTCTCCAAGTTGGTCGAATCTTATATGGCCGAAGCTAAGGAGTGCGCTAACGGGATCGTTCGATAATATAAAATACGGTTTTATATAGTCTTATATATAGTCTTATACAAAAGATATATAGAAAGATATATAAACCGGGCCAGGCCCGGCGGCGGCGCGGCAAGAAAAAGATCGAAAAAAAGTTCCATGCCAAGTGCGAATAAAAATAACTTGGCACGCGAATTGTTCGCGAAAATAAATTAAAATAAAATTTGACCGCACGCGAAAAACCATCATTCTCTCATTCATGGATCAAATCAACCTCACCCTCACCCTCCGCGAAGCCTCCCTTGTTGAATCCGCTTTGCGCGCGCTCACCTCGGGAACGAACAACTTCCCCGAACTCGATTCGGTCATTCAGAACATCCAAGACGCGTCGAAAGCTGCTTACGATTCGCAAGACCCGTGGCTCGGCGACAACTCCCAACCCGAATGCCCAGAGGATCGGTATCTCGATTCTAGCTGGGAGGACCAGCACGAAGTGCAAGAATACGGTTTCTAATCTCGCCCCGCGAAAGCGGGGTTTTTTTATGCACAAAAATCCGAGTCAAGTAAAAAATAAAATATTTTAAATTGGCACGCTTTGTGAGTTGCTTTTCTTACCGGGCCTGGCCCGGCGGGTGCGCGGCAAGAAAAAAATAATAAAAAATCACAAAAAAGTTCTGTGCCAAGTGCGAATAAAAATCGAGTTGGCA